GTGTTTTACAGGCTTCTAAACAGATTGATGGAGGGGGAAGATGACACGGAACAGACAGAGAATAAGAAAACTACGATAAAAGAGACCTTGTTTTGCTATTATTTCCATCATTACCGCAATGGTCGGGAAGCAGCTGTGAAGGCGGGGTATTCACCGCGACTGTCCGAAAGCATTGCCGCTCGACTGCTCCAGCGAGAGGAGATAAGACGGCTTTGCAGGCAGTTTGACCGGGAATATCACAAACAGCAATTATACAATGATGTGATCTCCGGGTTAAAACGGCTTGCGTTTGGTTCTGTCCGTGATGGGGTAAAGCTGATGTTTGACGGCGAAATATCAGATTGGGAAAATTTAGATCTATTTTCTGTCCGGGAGATCAAACGTCAAAAGAACGGGACAATGGAAATTCGTTTTGCCGACCGTTTCCAGGCATTGGAAAAGCTTTTGGAACTTGAGGAGATGGAAAGTGAACAGGAGGGAACGGCTGCCCTTTACCGTGCGCTGGAACTGGGCGCCCAAAGCCTGGGGAAACATCTGAAAGAAGATGGAGATTAAGCCTTTTTCCGAAAAGCAGCTGCGGTTGATGACTTGGTGGTGTCATAACAGTCCAGACAGGCAGTATGACGCCGTGATCTGCGATGGGGCTGTGCGAAGCGGAAAAACCTTTTGCATGTCGCTTTCCTTTGTGTTATGGGCACATGCCTCCTTTCAGAATACTGCTTTTGCCTTTTGTGCAAAAACGATCTTATCCCTTAGGAGAAACGTGATAGCCCCGCTTCTTCCGGCACTGAGGCAATTTGGATTTTCCTGTTGTGAAAAGCTATCCCAGAATTATGTGGATATTTCCTGCCGGGGCAGGACGAACCGGTTTTACCTGTTTGGGGGAAAGGATGAAGGCTCAGCGACATTGATCCAGGGAATCACCCTTGCAGGGGTACTGCTGGATGAAGCGGCGCTGATGCCGCGCAGCTTTGTGGAACAGGCTTTGGCAAGATGCTCGGTAGAAGGGTCCCGGTTTTGGTTTAACTGCAATCCGGAGCATCCGTATCACTGGTTTTACCGGGAATGGATTTTACAGGCAAAGCCCAAAAACGCGCTGTATCTTCATTTTACGATGGAGGACAACCCCGCACTTTCCCCAAGGATACGAAAACGATATGAAGCGCTTTATTCCGGCGCCTTTTACCAGCGTTTTGTAGAGGGAAAGTGGGTAAGCGCTAACGGGCTTGTTTATCCGATGTTTTCCCACGAACGTCATTTATTCGAGCAATACCACACCTATTCCGAATACTACATCTCCTGTGATTATGGGACGGTGAACCCTACCTCTATGGGGCTTTGGGGAAATGATAACGGCTGTTGGGAACGGCTGAGGGAATATTATTATGACGCGCGGAAAAATCAGCGGCTGAAAACGGATGAAGAACACTATGAAGCTTTATGTGAGCTGGCGGGGGAGCTTCCTGTTAAGGCGGTGATCGTAGACCCATCGGCGGCAAGCTTTTTAGAATGTATCCGCAGGCATGAAAAATTTTTGGTAAAAAAAGCTGACAATGATGTGCTAAGCGGGATACGTAGGGTATCTGACGCGCTGCGTGAGGGGAAAATCAAGTTCCATCTATCCTGTCAGGACACGATCCGCGAATTTTCCATGTATGCTTGGGAAAGTCAAAGAAGCCGTGACGCCCCAAAAAAGGAATATGATCATGCGATGGATGATATACGGTATTTTGTCAGCACGGTACTGCATCGTCAGGAGGAGCCCTTCTTCTTTCTGGCCCTAGCAGAACGGTGACCGTCCATCAACAAACAGAAAGGAGTGTGAAGAACATGAAAAGATGGAAACGAAAAGCAAATCCGTCAAAAGAGGAACCGGTTTCCTTTTCCTCTGCGGCGAGGGGGACAAACCAGCCCTTTTCTATGCTGGATTCCTACACGCCGCTGTCCGCCCCGGAGCTTCGGCTTTACGAAGCGATCCGGGAGGGGGTCCCGATTATTGACGCGGCCATTTACAAGACGATCCGGCTGGTCGGCGGGTTTCATGTGGAATGCAGGGACAAAAGGACGCAGTCTTTGCTGGACCAATTTATCCGAGAGGTGAACGTTGGGGGCAGAAGCATGGGATTGGAAAGCTTTATTGCTTGTTACCTGGACAGCTTGCTGACATATGGGAATGCAGCCGGAGAAATGATTTTGAACCCGTGGAACACTGGCTTGAGCGCCCTATACAATGCGGACATTTCCAAAATTGAGATTAGGGAGAGCAGCGACCCAATGGAGTTGGATTTTTATGTATCTGATGAAATGGGACAAGCCCACAAGATCACCCGCAAAGAACTGGTGCTGTTTACTGCGCTGAACCCTAAGGCTGGCCGGCTGACGGGGGAATCGATCCTTCGGGGGCTGCCGTTTGTGACCTCGATCCTGTTTAAGATCTACCATTCGATCGGGCAGAATTTTGAACGGGTAGGAAATATCCGGTATGCGGTGACCTACAAGCCGGCTGGGGACATGGTGGACCGCGCTTATGCCAAGGAACGCGCCCAGATGATCGCCCGGGAATGGGCGGAGGGGATGCGCCAAAGCGCGGACGGGCAGGTGCGCGATTTTATCACCGTCGGGGATGTAAATATCAAGGTGATAGGGGCTGACAACCAGGTGATCGACACCAATATCCCGGTGCGCCACATGCTGGAACAGGTGATCGCCAAAATGGGGATACCGCCGTTTTTATTGGGGCTTTCATGGTCCACAACAGAACGGATGAGTCAGCAGCAAACAGATATTTTAACCACAGAGCTGGAGTATTACCGCCGTCTATTAACGCCGGTGATCTTAAAAATTTGTACTGCTATGCTGCGGTTAAACGGATCGGAACAAGAGCTTTCCGTGACTTGGGATACGATCAATCTCAAGGATGAGGTAGAACAGGCGCATGCCGGGCTTTACCGGGCACAGGCGGAACAAATCCAGCAAACGTTGAAACAGGGAGGTGCATGATATCAGACAGGGAACGATTTTAAAATCTGCCGTTCCGGCGAAGGAAGACCTGCAAAAGATCAACCGGTATACCCGCCGGGAATTGGAGGAAAAGGAGCTTTATTGCTTCAATGTGATCTTGTGCGACAACGAGATCGACCGGGATGGCGAAGCTTTCAGCGTACCAGCGCTTCACAAGCTTGCAGAATTGTTTTTAGGAAAAACAGGGATCTTTAACCATGATCCCAAAGGGGAAAACCAGACGGCGCGGATTTATGACACAAAGGTTTGCGTGAAAGAGGGAACAGCGACCCAAAATGGAGAACCGTATACCTATCTTTTAGCAAGGGCTTATATGGTGCGCAGTGAAAAGACCGCAGACCTGATCCTGGAGATCGACGCAGGGATCAAAAAAGAGGTCAGCGTAGGATGCAGTGTGGATTCAGTCACCTGCTCAATTTGTGGGACAGATCTGCGCGGCCGCAGCTGTGAGCACCAAAAGGGTGAAATATACAATCATCGGGTATGCTGTGCGGTCTTAAGCGAGCCGACAGATGCTTATGAATGGTCCTTTGTAGCGGTGCCGGCGCAAAAAAACGCTGGAGTCACCAAACGCTACGGCGCTTTCCGGACAGAGGAACAGCCGCAGGAGGCAGAGAATACCGTCTGCCGGGAGCCGGAAGAGGTATTGAAGCTATTAAAGCTGACAGAAAAAGAACTTGTGCTGAATAGGCTGGAAGCACAAAAGCTGACAGGATATGTAAACCGGTTAAAGCAGGAAGCAAAGCTTGGGAAAGAATTCCGCAGGCGCAGGCAGGAGCAGGTAAAGGGTGTTTTCCTGTTGCAGTACCCGCAATTAGGAGTAGGGACGATACAAGCAGTGGTGGAAAAGATGTCCGATCAGGAGCTTTCCGAGTTTGAAGCAGTGTGTAAAAATCCCGGTGGAACGCCTCAGCTTCAGAGTGCTGCAGGGACAGAATGCTTTTTCCAAAAGGACTTTAAAATTTAAAGGCAGGGAATGCCGGAAAGGAAACAGAGATGAACTATAATCAAATTGGGGATGTAACAGCAACATTTCGGACAAGTGGGAATGTTTTAGTAGGGGACTTGGTTTCTCTCAAAGAAAACAGCACGGTTCAAGCCGCGGCAGCAGACGAGGAAATTATTGGCGTATGCGTCAGCAAAAACGGGATCTACGCAGGAGTTCAGGTAAGAGGCGGCGTAACCGTAGCTTGTGCCGACAGCGCCTTAAAGGTGGGCTATCGCCAGTTAAAAGCGGCTGCGGACAATAAAATCGCTTTGGGTACTGCCGGGGCTTATCATTTAGTCGTTTCAGTGGACACTGCAGCAGAAACCGCGATGGTTTTGTTATAAGAAGGGGGAAAAATCAATGGCATATTATGATAATATCCGTTTGGAAAAAGGAATGTATGCGGTAAGCGGGAAGTCTTTTACCAAGGTTTTGGAGGAAATGGACCCCAGCGAAAATTACCGCGGGACCCAGCTGGAGGGATTGGACGCATTTGAACGCCAGTTAAAGCGGTTTGACATTAAAGTATCCGGCGGGAGGTCGGATATGGTGGAAAAATTTTTCAGCACCGCAACCTCTTCCGCATTGTTTCCGGAATATGTGAAGCGCGCCGTTGTATCCGGGCTGAACGACAGCAACATTTTGGAACAGATCATTGCGGCAAAAACTTACATTGATTCTTTGGATTACCGTTCCATTACTTCTTCCCGGGATGATGAAGAATTAAAGCCGGTCGCGGAGGGGAGCACGATCCCTGCAACCACAGTAAAGACGCAGGAAAACCTGGTAAAGCTTTATAAACGCGGCAGGCTGTTGGTGGCTTCTTATGAAGCGATCCGTTTCCAGAGGCTGGATTTGTTCACAGTGACCCTAAAACAGATCGGGAACCGGATCGCCCGTTCCCAGCTGGAGGATGCAGTCAACGTCCTGTTAAACGGTGACGGAAATGAAAATCCCGCCAAAGAGGTAGAATTAGCAGGAGAAAGCCTGACCTACCAAGATTTGATCAACTTGTGGGGAGAATTTGACGAGCATGAAATGAACACGATGCTGGTAGACACTCAGGCTATGATGAAGCTACTGGCGTTAGAGGAATTGAAAGACCCGGCAACGGGATTAAATTTTCAGGGCACTGGGAAACTGAGCACGCCGATGGGAGCCAACCTGTACAAAAGTATTGCTGTGCCGGCTGGGAAGCTGATCGCTTTGGACAAGAGAAGCGCACTGGAAATGGTCACAGTAGGCGACGTGGGGATCGAATACGACAAGCTGATCGATCGTCAGCTGGAGCGCGCGGCCATTACCGCGACTTACGGGTTTGCAAAAATTTTCCCGGATGCAGTCCGTGCAATGGATTTAAACTAGTGTGAAAGCATGGCGGGAGTATACACTCCCGCCATGAAAGGGGGAATAGCTTTGTGGTTGATTTTTTGGAGGTGACAGACCGATTCCGAATCATGTCAAAGCTTTCGGAAGAGGAGATCGCACAGTATACAGAGATGATCCGGCTGTGCACAGAAGAAATCGAAAAAAAATTAAAACCGGGGGTGTGCTGGGAAGAACATTGTCCGCTTTTACAACAGTTGGCAGCCGCCACTGCCTATTACCGGTATATAGTCATGACCAATATGACTACGGGCAGCATTAATGCGCTGGACCTGACAGTGACAATGGATAACACAAAACAGATCCAGGCGGCAAAGAGGCTGAAGGATGAATTGACAGTGATGGCAAAAGGCCTGTTGCGGGACGATGTGTTCCTATTCGGCATGATGTAAGGGGACGCGATATGGTCGATTATAAATTGATCCGGGACTTTTTGGAACGGTACGGCTCCAAAATTACAGATCTAGAAGGGAAAAAGGAAACCTTTGGGGTTCTGTCTCCGGTTCGGTACTGGGAGGCGGAACGGGAAGAAAAAATTTTTTTCCCAGCAGGTTACCGGATGAAATGCGAATATGTTTTGATGAGCCTGAATGAAAGCGGAGTGATCCAAAAAGGAAAGTCTATCCGGTTGAACAGGAAGGTGTTCCATGTGATCGGCGCCGATTGGTATTACTATGCCGACAAGCCGTTATATCTGCGTGCCTATTTGAACGAGGAGGTGGCGTATGATCCGTGCTGAGTCATTAAGCTTGTTCAAAGAGGGCTTGCTAAAGGAGCTTGCGGGAATTTTTCCGGAAATGCAGATTTTAGATGGGTTTCGGAAAGAACAGGTCTACAAGGCGGTGGAACAACCGTTTTTAGCAATGAATATCCAAAAGATTTTTGCGCGGTCGGACAGCTGTTCGGATTATTGGGGAACCGCGGTACAGGAAGATGGGAGCACCGAGGTTTACGGCCGGCTGGCAGAGGTGACGTTTCGGTTCCAGTTTGGGCTGCCGGCCTTTTCCTGCCTGTCTGAAACGACGCTGTTTTTGCGGCTGTGCAATTATCTTTTGGGGCAGCCGGATTATGATTTTTCCGAGATCCTCTGCGGGGAAGTGGAATTTTCACAGGCAATGCAGTGCTTTGTTTTAACGGCGAGCGCTAAAACAAAGATTATTTTAACAAGGCAGGAGATTTTCCAGCCAATTCGGGATATTGTAGTTCAGACCAAAAAATAGGAAGGCTAACAGGGATATTATTTGCGGCCCTTGATATTCCGATGAGATTTTATAAAGAAAGGAAGCCTTTTAAAAAAGGCATGGTGATACATATGGCCAATAGTATGCGCCCCGGGATTTATACTGACTACACCATTACCCCGGTCTTTTCCAAAAACCGGGGACAAAGTATTGGGATAGCGGCGCGGGTAAAACATGCAGTGGAAGGGATCCAAACGATCACTTCATTGAGCCAGGCGCAGCGGATCTTTGGGGAAGAAGCTTTGGATAATCCAATGATGCAGCTAATTGGAGCGGTTTACGAGGCAACAGCCCCGACTATTTATGCCGTTGGAGTGACAGAAGACACCGACGAGGCTTATTTAGGAGCAGTTGACAGCCTTTTCCAAAGCAGAGCCTATCTGCTGACAACCGACCGGAAAAGCCTGCCTGTCTATCAAAAGATAAGGGAGAAACTCAGAGAAAGCGGGGAAAAGCTTGCGGTTTTGCCTACGATCCCGGACACACCGCCCGATGAGTTGGCGCAAGAACTAAATTGTGAGCGGATCTGCGTCACGTATCCACCTGTAAAGAAAAATAGATTTACAGAAGATTTTTCAGCAATTGGGTTGACCGCTTTGATCTCTGACCGGAACGGAGAGCCAGGAAGCTTCAACGGCGCCGCTTATTCTCAAAACTGCGTGCTGACAGAAGAACCGGAGGAAGAAGAGGTGGAAACATATCTGCGCAGCGGTGTGTGCGTGCTGGAAACCAGTGGGGGAAGTGTTACCTTGATCCGCGGGGTGACTACCCGTACCCATGACGAGGCAGGGGAACCGGAAACGTCTTATCGTAATTTAGGGGTCATCTTAACGGTCGATACGGTGCTGCCGCAGCTTCAGGAAACACTGCGTCAGAAGCTTGATTTGACTCAGAACAGTCTGGTGGGACTGAACTCTATTTTATCACTGACGGTGAGCAGGTTGGAGGATTTTGTAGACGCCGGGCTTTTAAGCGGATATGATATGCCGCGGATCACCTTAGACCCAGATGACGCATCTGTTTGTATAGTAGAAATCGGGTTTACTGTGGCACAGGGGATCAGCAGTATTTATCTGACTGCGCAGATCACAGTTTAGAAGGGGGAGATATAAGATGACAGGTGTTACGATCCCCACCAGCAAGGACATTACGATCGAAATAGACGGCAAAAAGCTGGCAGTGGTGCAGAGCTGTACGGTGAAGACTGTGCGGGAGACCCGGAGCATTGAGGCGTTTGGGAGCGAAAATCCAGTTGCAACGGTAGGTGGGAAGCTGACCCACACACTGGAATTAAAAAAGATCGTACCGGTGAAAGGGCTGAATGACCTTGACTTTTACGGGCTCAGTGATTTTACCATTGTGATCGCCAAACCGGATACCCGAATCGTTTATTCTGGATGCGAGTGGAGCAGTATCGGGGAAACATTGGGGTTAAATTCTCCGTGCATCGAAACGATGCAGGCAGTAGCGCGCAAGCGCTTGGTGCTGTGAGGAGGGGAAAGATGAGAACGACTTTCATTCAGCTTGGCGGGCAGTATTATGAGATGCGGGAGCTTTCCTGCGAGCAGGTGATTGTAAGTCTTGGCAGGTGCGAAGCCATGCAGCAGGCTGATTGGCCCTTTGATCTGGACAAGGAACTGCTGCGTGCCATGTGTGAGAACGCGGTTTTAGGGTTTGAAAGCATTTACACTGGAGAAAAGAAACGATTCGCTTCTCCGGATGAGGTGTTAAAAACCCTATCTCTTTCAGAGCTGGCCAATATTTTTGACACATATAGCACCGCCTTTTCTAAGGATGGCTCTGGCCAGACCATTTTTGAAGCAGCAGAGGTAGAGGAATGAAGATTTTTGAAAAAGCACTTTTCCGGCTGATACAGCAGAGAGAAAGCAGTCAGGAACCGGAAATACCGATGGCCGATCCCCAGCAGGAGCATGAAAAAATAAAAACGATTGACGGAGAATACGATACCGTTGCGTTTGGAGAGGGGATCAGCTTGGAGGAGATCGAAGAAAAAACCGAATACCGCAGGCGGCGCAGCGTCCGGGCGCTGGACTGACAGGAGGAACATATGGCGACACAGTTTCAGTTTAAGGATTATACCTTTGCGGTGAATCCCGGGCAGTTTCAAATTTCCCGCGGGAAGATACTAAAAGCATTCCAGCCACCGATGATCACTGGAACAGTGTATCCCCGCGCAGTGATCCAGCCGATTGGTGTGGAACCTATCCTTGTAACAGGGAGGGGCGAACTGATCGGAGAAAATGTGATGGAAGAATATACGCGGCTTTACCAGGTGTTTATACAGGAGGAAAGCGGGTTGTTATATCTGCCGAACCTTGCGCCGTTTTACGCCTATTTTCAAAAGCTGGAGATGACCGGTAAGGCGGGCCCCAATATTTTAAGCTATGAGTTTTCCTTTTTAGAGGACTGCGGAAAAAATCAAACGGAATTATCTGCCCAAGAGCCGTTTTATATCAGCCGCTCCGGGGATACCCTGTGCCTGATTTCGGTAAAAACAGGGAAAACGGTGGAGGAATTGTTGTTAAGCAATCCGGCTTTACAGGTTTCCGGCGAGCTTTCAGAGGGGACGATGGTATGGCTGTAAGAAGTTCTGGAAATGTAAGGATAACAGGTACAGCGATCGACGATCAAAAAGTGACCTTTCAAAAGATCGTGAGCTTATCGTTTGAAAGCGACCGGTTCACCCCGGCGGATGAATTGCAGTTCACGGTGCTGGACGTTTTAAACGGGCGGTTTAAATTCATTACAATGGAACTAAACGGACGGAAGATTTTTGACGGGATCGTAGATATTCAGAAGCGGGTCATTGACCAAAAGGGAAACTACACCAGCTTTGTATGCCGCCGTAAAACCTGCATGATGCTTGACAACGAGGTAAAACCATACTGGTATTTTAATCTGACATCAGATCAGTTGATCAAAAGCCATGCGCTTCCCTATGGAGCAAATGGGGCAAAGCTGCCAAAGGCGGCGGTATTGCCGCAGATTTTGGCAAAAAAGGGGATCTCGCATTGGGAATTTTTGACCCTGTTTTGCCGGTTGGCCTATCACAGATCCCCCTATGTTGACCGTATGGGAAATATCACCTGCGACCCCTTTCAGGAAACGGAGCATCTGTTTTCCAATTCACGGGCAGATGGGATTCCTTTTTTAACAGCGGAATTGACGGATGATCATTATCAAATCATCTCTAAGCTTTCTGTAAAAACTGGAAAGGCGGAATACGGTGCGACCTATGGATATGTGCTGAACAATGCCTCTGCGGACCAGTTTGAGATCGTAAGGGAACGGTACTACCACCCGGAAACAGAGTGGCAGGGAGAACCGGCGCTCAGTGCCCGGCAGTATTACGAGGATAAGCAGGCCGGTTTTTTTGAAGTTACTGTCACGGTACCCGGAATTTATGATATTCGGGCCGGGGACAGCGCGCGCTTTGAAGACGTGATCGGGAGCTATTATGATCTGTATGTGACAAAGGTACGCCTGCGCAGTGACTCGGACGGGAATACGATGACCATTACCCTTTGGGAGAAGAGCGGGCTGATCAATCGTTAAAAAGGAGGGAAAATGATGGTGAACCGGTTTTGGGAAAAACAGCCGGAGGAATTTGCCAGCTTTGGCACAGTGCTCCGTTCCGAAAAAAACGGCCTAGGGATCTCGTCCCAGGTCGATGTGCAGGCGGCACAGGCGGTGCATCCGTATGGGATATACAGCCTCCCCTGTGAACAGGACGAGGTGCTGATGCTGCCGACTCAGGATGGAAAATATGTTCTTCTAGGGGTGACCCGGCAAGCAGGAGAGCTGGAAAGCGGAGAAATTTTGATCCAAGCAAAAAGCGGGGCATATTTAAAGCTGCGTTCTGATGGATGCGCAGAACTCAACGGCATGGTGATTGATCCAAGTGGAGTGGCTGTAACGCTAGGAAAGGAGCGAAACAATGGATAACTTGATTGCAAACGGCGACATGGTGATGGGCAGAAACGGCGATCCGGAAATGATTTCCGGGCTAAAGGAACTAATTCAGCGGGTGATGCTCCGCCTTAGCGTGAAACGGGGCGGTTTTCCTTACAACCAGCAGCTGGGCAGCCGGTTAGCTCAGCTGGATTTAAACCAGACAGACGAATTTACTTTGCTGGCGGCCGTTCGAGAGGCTTTAGCCGATTTGGAGGAGGTTACTGTTTCCGGCATTGAAAAAACGCTGGACCGGGAAACACAGACCCTGTACCTAACGGTTTACCTGGTAGTCAACGGCAGGGAAGCGATCGTTGAACTCAATGACCAGCTTTGGTAGAAAGGAAGAAGAATGACATATCAGTTGATCTATAACAATTTGAAGCAGACTTTTGAGGAAGAAAGCGGATATCCAGTACATGATGATTCTGATTTAGGGATCCGGATGCAGGTGATTGCCGGGGAATTATTCCATCTTTCCGAACAGATTAGCTTCTGCGAAAAACAAATGTTCCCTCAGACTGCAACCGGGGAATATCTGGAACGCCATGGCGTGAGCCGGGACTTGTATAAAAAGAAAGCGACAGCCGCAACAGGGATTTTGCGTTTTTCCCGTTCCAGCGCCGCCGCGCAGGACATTGTGATTCCGGCCGGGACGCTCTGCACCAGCTCTTCCTCCGGCGGGGTGATGTATGCCACCACAGAAGACGGCGTGATTTCCAAGGGCGCTACCTTTGCGGATATTCCTGCCGCCGCTTCGGAAAAAGGCGGGGAGGGAAATATCCTGAAAGGAAAGATTGATACTTTGGTAGGCACGGTTGCAGGGGTGAGCAGTGTGACGAACCCGAACAATTTTTCGGGCGGGATGGAAGAGGAATCGGATCAGTCTTTCCGAAAGCGTTTGCTGGATTCCTACATTAACCCATCGAATGGCGCAAACGCCAAGTTTTATCAGGAATTTGCATTGAGATATGAACGGGTGATGTCGGCAAAAACGGAATACCAGTCTAGCGGGAATGTGCTGAATCTTTATGTATCTGATTATTTCCGGATGACAGACGATGATCTCATCCAACAGATTCAGGATGACCTGAAAGCAGAAAAGGAGTTAAATGTCAACGTACAGGTAAAAGCGGCGATACCTGTGAAGCAGGATATAGAGGTGACCGTTTATGCAAAAAACAGCCAGAATACCGGTATGAAGCAAAGTCAAGTGATTTCCTATCTTCGTCAAAAGACGTATGAGCTGGGTGTGGGAGAAGCATTTAACCCCTATTCGATCGCGCATGATATTGCAGAACAGGTAGACGGGATCCTGTCTATTTCATTTGTACAGCCGTCAGGATTAGTAAAGGTATCGGCGGGACAGATCATTTCCCCGGGTAATATGAGCGTCACAGTGGAGCGGGGATAAGGAGGAGTATCATGGGTTCTTTTCAGCGGATTTGCCGGCTCTTAAAGGATACCGGGTTTTATAAGCTACGGGGAAACAGCTTGGTGGAAGCGGAGATGAAAGCATATGCCTCGGTTTTAGAGGAACTGAGCACACAGCTAGAAAGGATATTGGAATACTGCTTTCTGGACTCTCCCGATAATCTAAGGCTATCTTATTTTGAAGATTTATTTGGTTTGGCGATCGATCCCCAGGACGATGAACAAACAAAGCTGGACAAGATCCAGCAGATGAAAAAAAGGTTTCAGGTACACAATACAGATTTTTCTAAAGCTGCGGTCACAGAGCAACTTCGCATGGGCGGCTTCACTGCGGATTTGACAGAAGATCCAGACAGCCGCGAAGTGCAGGTCGTGATCACACAGGACCGCGGTTATTGCAGTACCAAAGCGGACAAAGAGATGTGGATCCGCAATGCAATGCCTTGCCACGCGACACCGAAAATTATTGAAAAAATTTAA